CCGTAAATTACTACGGCGGGGATAACGCGCCTGAAAAGATAATCTATCCGAATGGCTCTGTGATATGGATAGGTGGGATGGACAATCCAACAAAGGTATTGTCGGGAGAAAGAGACTTCATTCAGGTCTGCCAAGCCGAAGAATTGAATGTAAATGACTGGGAGATTATGACCACGCGCACGACAGGACGTGGCGCGGTTATGCCTTACACACAGGTATTCGGTGACTGTAATCCAGCGGGGAGTAAGCACTTTATCAGGGCGAGGGTAAGCATAAGACTTTTAGCCAGCAGGCATATTGACAATCCGTCTCTGTATGATGACGGTGGCGGCTTGACTGAGCAGGGCAATCGCACTATGCAGACGCTTGAAAAATTGACAGGTGTTCGGCGTAAACGGCTTCTCGAAGGAATTTGGGCGACTGCCGAAGGCGCGGTGTATGAAGGTTTTGACGTGAATATCCACGCAAAAGTACAGGACAGAAATAAGTATTCCAATTTCAGGCTGGCAATGGACGAAGGTTACACCAATCCAGCGGTTATCATTGTCATTGGTGAGGATAGTGATGGGAGAAAACACGTCTTTGAGGAATGGTATGAGCGCGGCAGATTGCAGAGTGAAGTTGTCGCAAAAGCCATTGAACTGGCAGGAAAGTACAAAACGAAGCGGGCGTTTGTAGACGCTTCGGCGGCTGGACTTATTGCGGACTTGCGGAATAGTGGTATTATCGCCGTTGGCACAGAGAAGGATGTCCGAAAAGGAATAGCCAAAGTACAGGATGCTTTGAAGGTACAGCCAGACGGATTTCCGCGACTGACAATAGACCCGTCATGCGTGAATGGCATAAATGAGTTTGAGAGTTATATTTGGAAGCCTGAAAAGGATGAGCCAGTGAAAGAGAACGACCATGAACTTGATGCGATACGCTATGATTTTCTTGCTCCGCCAGTGCGATTTGCTGGCGCGGTGAGATGAGGAGTGATAAATGCCTAGAGTAACCGTAAAGCAATTGAAGTCGCAGGTCACGCGGCTTGAACGAAACATGAAATCAATGACTCAAAACTCCACGCTAGTCCGAAGGCAAGCGATTGCCAAAGGACTCGGCAAGTCATTTGGTGGCAACAGAGACACCTACGAAGTCTTAGGTTATCCGCAGACAGTTGGTTATGATGAACTGTTTTCCATGTATGACCGTGAAGGATTAGCCAAACGCATCGTAGACGCGATAAGTGACGAAACGTGGCGTGAACATCCGATATTGATAGAGGGTGACAATAAGACAGTAGACGAACAAGATGCTCCAAGTGATATACAGATTGCATTTGCAAAACTTGCAGAGAGGCTCGATTTGTTTTCAGCCTTCAACGACGCTGATGCCTATTGCGGTATCAGCCGCTTTGCGCTCATTGTGCTTGGACTGCCGGGCAAGTGGGAAGATCCTGCCAAGTATGGAAGTAATATCTCCTATGTTTCAGTTCACGATGAGGGAAGTGCAAAGATTTTAGATGGCGACTTGGAAGCGAACATTGAGAGTCCGCGCTACGGATTGCCAAATTTCTACTCAGTCAAGGTTGATGACCAACTTGGATCGTATAAGCGTATCCACTGGTCGCGTGTTTTGCACATCAAAGAAGGCCGCTCCAAGTCTCGCGTGTACGGTGTTCCTCGCTTGAAGGCTATGTATAACCGCTTGCTTGACCTTGAAAAAGTCGTAGGTGGTGGAAGTGAAGCATTCTGGTTGCAGATACATCGCGGTATGGCTTTATCAGCCAAAGACGGAATGACGTTGCCTGCACGCGACACAGACGCTTACAAAGACATGCAGGATGAGATACAAGAGTACGAACACGGAATCCGCCGTATCCTTCGCTTGGCTGGAATGGAAGTCACAGACTTGGGCGGCAGACCAGTTGATAGCGCAGGTCAGTACAATGTGGTGGTTTCGTACCTTGCTGGTTCGTCGCGCACTCCTCAACGCATTCTGCTTGGAAGTGAAGCGGGACACCTTGCTAGTTCGCAGGATGAGTACAATTATGCCAACTTCATTGTAAGCCGCCAGCAGTCCTTTGCAGAACCGAAGATACTGCGCGCGTTCTTGAAGATGTGCAATGACTTGGGTGTGCTGGAGGTTCCTGATAAATACACGGTCTATTGGCCGTCTCTATTCCAACTCACCGACCAAGAGAAGGCCAATGTCGCAAGCACGGTGGCTGGTGCTATTGCCACGATTACAGGTGGCGCTCCTGAGACAATGCTTGACGCGGAGGAATTTGGTAAACGCTGGTTGGACTACTCCAAACCCGAAGTTGATTACAAAGAAGTCCTTGCCCCGTCAGAGATTGCTGGCGTGTTTGGTGGAGAGCCAAAGCAGGTTGATAAAATCGCAGTCTTGCAACCGGTTGGGAAAGTTCCCACCTTTGACGCGCTCAAGCCTAAGACATGGTTCGACTTCGAGAAGATAAAGGCTGTGCTTCGCCCAAAGGCACCAGGTGTTTTGACAACGCCGACAGTGGTGACGCACGAAGAAAATGATAGCGATAATCACAGACAGGATGTTGTTCAAGCAAAGCCGTCTGAATGAACATAGAACAAGCCAGTCTGCTACTGTTTTCAAAAGGTTACTAATGACATTTGTACAAACACTGTCCGATGAGGCAATCCTGAATTTTTTGGCAAACGATACGCCGATGGAGAATTACGCCGTCAATGAGGCGTGGGATAAATCCAGCGGACTGCGTGGGTATCTCGAAGGGAAGTCAAAAAGACCATATATTGAGAACAGCGTTAGGATGGGCGTGGCTAGAGTGCAGGTTGAATATCAGCGCGAAATGAGGAACGCGACAAAGGCAATGAAAAACGGGACTCGCCATCCTGCTTTTTGGGGCGAGACCATGAAACACTTACTGAAGGATAGCCATCGTATAGGCTATCTTGCCGCCATAGGTGGGCACAGCGGATATAGCCGTGACCACCAAATGACATTCTCGAAGAACGTTTCAACGCGGTTTTTATGGATGAATAAATTTATCCAGAAAATAAACGAGCGAGGATTGTTACCAGAGGACATCACCGCGTCAGGCATGTTCGCACATGGAGCAATGGCAGTTTATAACGCAGTGAAGTTTCCGGACATTCCTCTTGCGTTCAAGCAGAATACGGTTGACGCTTTCAGACGGACAATGTGGGAGGCTACCAAGAAATTATACTCAAACCGCTCTGTATTCCAATTTGAAAGCGTAATGCTTGAATTGATTGAGCAGCAATATGGCAGGGCGTGGCGTGAAGGAATGAGGACGCTTGAACTCGACCCCGCCAAAGATATGACGCCTGATGCTGAGGCTATCCTCCAAGACGCCATTCTTGCCGAATATGATAATGTGGGCAAGTTTGCTCAGGACGTTGTCACAGCATCCCGTGTTGTAAGCGATAAGGACTGGCATAGTAAATTCAGCCATCGCGTTGATGTGTGGGCAAATAGATACAATCAAATCAAAGAAATGTCCATTCGCCATTTTAGCGAAGGGAAGCAGAAATTGATGTGGGTCGAGGGGGACTCATACGAGAAGTGCTCCACCTGTTTGCGCCTTGACGGGATAGTTGCTTATGCGGAGGAGTGGGACGCTTTGAACGTCCATCCTCAGTCGGCTCCAAATCCATACCTAATCTGCGGCGGATGGAATTGCCGTTGCACTTTAGTTCCCACCGATAAACGCAGGTCGCCCCACGCTTTCGATTCTATTATGAATATAGTCGTGAAATAAACCATGACTTCAATCAGCCTTGTAAAGATTTACGCTGATGGGCATGAGTACCTTTGCCCTGTCGAAAAAATTTATCAACCAGAAAGAAAGGATGTTCAAATGTCAAAAAGGATTGATGTTCGTGATGAAGAAGGTCATCTGCTGTTCGTGTACGACGCTGAAACTGACATCATTGAGATAAAGTCTCGCAAGAAGATTGTCCGCGTGGATGTTCTTGCACTTCGCTTCAAGATGAAGCGGGCAGTGTTGCAGGATGTGCTAGAAACGTCTGTAACCGTCCCGTCAGTGGAAGAACCTAGTTCCATCAACCAACCTAATGAAAACGACTCAGAAACGCCGTCACAAGCCGAATCCAAGTCGATTTCAACTGATTCCCCACTTCCAAGTATTGACACCGCAAAAGAAAGGGTATAAGATTTGTCTGCCTGAGTTTACAGGTAGCGTGTTTGCCAGAGCGTCCTTGAACGCCCATAATGGGTTCAAGGACGTTTGGCTTATATGACACAGAGACTTTTTCACTTCGCAAGCAAAACAGGTTCATACCGTGAGGTAGAGAATAACGGCTCGACATGGATTGTCGTAGACGGAGTTCCGCTTGTGGAAGGCGTGCTAAACAGTCGCTTTGTTTCCTCAAAGGAATTTGGCAAGTTCGTGCAAGATTGGGCTGGTGTTCCAGTTGTGATACGTCATCCGAAGTTGAATGGTGGGAGTGCTAAAGTTCCAAGTCCTGATGTCCCTGTGGTCGGATATTTCTACAATCCGAGAATGAACGGTAAGCGCCTTTTGGGTGAGTGCTGGCTTGATAAAAGCCGACTGCTTGCCACGAATGAAGGCGGCGTAATTATGAGCCGTATTCGCATGGGCGATCAGATTGAAGTAAGTACAGGTTACTGGTCAAATGGTATTGTCGAAAAAGGCGTGTTCAACGGTCTATCTTACGGACTGGTTGACACAGAGATTCATCCTGACCATCTAGCAATCCTGCCTGATGAAGTTGGAGCGTGTTCTCTTGTTGACGGATGCGGACTGAATCGCAATTCGCAAGACTGGGAAACTTCCCAAGAACCTGACATGATAAACCTTGCCGCCATGTGGAGCGTTTATTCAGGATGTAATTATCAATAGCCGTCACAGCGCGTGATGGATATATTTTGAAAAGGAGTAAACAGATGGATAACAAGAAAGTGATTTCGTTTCTGCGTTTTCTCGGCGTGCAATTGAACGCGAAAGACGTGGCGGCTATCAATGCGAAAGTGACAGCCAATGCGTTCCCCGGAGCAGAGCCTCCCGTTGATGACCCTGCCGCCATGCCGCCTGCCGAACCTTCCGAAGCCAGCAACGTCGAGTTGCTTGACCAGTTGATTACCGACCTTGGCGGCTTTGAAGCGTTCAAGGCTATCCTGCTCAAGGTAGTGGAAGCGACGACCCCCGTTGCCGAAGAAGCCCCGAAGGAAAGCCCCATCACGAATGCCAAGAAGCCGTCTGGCAAGAACCGTGATTTGGTGATTGCCTCGCTGGTCAGCAATTCCAAAGGCGCCCTGACCTTCGCGGACTTGAAAGGCATGGATGACGACACACTCGCGGCCATGTCCTCGCTCATTCCGCAACCCGCTGTTGATTTCAGCGCGACCTCTGTCAACCAGAACGCTGGCGGCGTGAAGCCCCTTGTCCGCCCCAAGTTCTTGACCGCCAAGAAGTCCGAGTAAAGGAGGTACTTCGAAATGGCTAAAACAACCCCTGATACCATCTGTTTGAAGGGCAATCCGCTTCTCAAAGAAGCCGCCCTTGAAGCACTCGACATATACGGCGTTGGAGCAATCACGCCGGGCATGTTGATTGAGCGCACCTCCACCGGCACCGTTCAGCCTCATTCGAGCGCAGCTGGTGTGGTAGCGCCCATCCTGTTTGCCGTGGAAGGTTTGAACCTTGACGCCGATAGCAAGACCCTCGGTGGAATCGATGACGACTACGACACCGACGCGCAAGCCGTGAAATACGGCGCGTTCCAGCCCGGTGACGAAGTGTACGCCCTGCTTGCCGCTGGAAACGACACCAATGGCAAGTCCGCCCTGCTAGCCAGCAATGGCGATGGCACCCTGCGTGTTTCTGCAACCAACCCGTGCGCCCGTGCACTTGAAGATGTGGACAACGACCCCGGCACTGCCTCCGCCGCTGTGCGTATCCGCGTGGAGGTACTGTAACATGAAGAACACAGGCAATCATATTTCGTCCTTGCAGACTTGGTTGAACGAGAAGGGCACGCTGTCCGTTGACGCGCTCCGCCCCGTTATCGGTATGCACCAAAACGCGCTCTTGCGCCATGATGAATGGCTGGAAATTGACGACGCTGTTCTCAAGACCATGAAGACCGAACTCGTTGGCATCACCGACTTGATAAACGCAGGTCTGGTCAAGAAACTCGGCGGACTCGGCACCATGCTCAGCGCCTACGAACAGTTAGGCGACATGACCGAAGCGGGCGTGTCTATGGACGCGGACGTTCCCGGTGAGGAAGACCGCCAAACTTTCGACACTCAGTTCGTTCCTGTGCCGATTGTCCACAAGGATTTTCGCATCAGCCTGCGCCAGTTGCTTGCCTCTCGCAACAACGGGGAAGGGCTTGACACCACGCAAGCAGAAGGCGCTACCCGCGTAGTCAAAGAAAAGATGGAAGACATGCTTTTCAATGGCGTGACAAAGCAGTTGGCTGGCTACCCGATTTACGGGTACACCAATCACCCGAAGCGCATCACCGGCACCGCCGTTGGTAATTTCAGCGTCGCTGGAAATGCCTACAAGACGATGGTAAAAGCAATCGGCGCAATGGCTGACAAGGGTTTGAATGGACCGTTCAATGTCTACGTATCCAGCGCTCAGTATACCGAGATGTTGAATCTGCTTGGCTCCGTGAACGACTACAACGAATTGACCGTCATCAGCCGTCAGTTGCCGATGATTTCATCTGTCAAACGTTCGTTCAACTTAACCGCAGGCGCGATGGTCATGGTTCAAATGACCTCCGATGTCGTTGACCTCGCCGTTGCCGAAGATGTTACTCCCGTTCAGTGGGACGAGATGGGCGGAATGCTCACTCGATTCCGTGTGATGACCGCGATGACTCCCCGCGTGAAGTTTGACGCGAATGATACCTGCGGCGTCCTGCATTACACCGGCGCGTAAGTTCTTGAATTGCATGGTTGCTGGATAAAAACTATCCAGCAACCTGCTTAGGAGTTCCATGTACGGTACTGTTGCAGGCGTTGCTGCACTTTCGAGTTTGTGGACTGAAAACGGCAAGTTCCTCGATGAGACTGTCTATGTGGAAGGCACAAAGCCCTCCGCAAGCCAAGTTGAGGACTGGTTGGTAGAGATTACAGCCATGCTTGACCTCTGCTTGGAGGATGAAGGCTTCATCACGCCCGTAACGGTTGCCGATGTCATCGTGATACTTGGCTCGAAGTGTCAAGCCATCGCAAAGGACATGTGTGACTTCTCGCACGACTCAGGTCAATCCCCGATAATGACAATTGAGAACGAACTCCGAGAATGGGTCAAACAGCGCGCAGTCGGCTTCGAGAATATGGGCGTCCAACGTCGTGACAATGGAAGGAACGTCGCCTACTTCGACGTGCTGTAAACATGCCAGCCGTATCTTTGCAGGTCACAAGCAAACTGGTTCGCAAAGGTCTTGAGAACCTTCGCAAGAAAATACCGCTCATCAGCCGAACACGCATTTACGAAGTTGCAAGGGCAATCCGAAAGGAAATGGGCGCAGTTGTTCCGAAGCCCACCTATCCCATCAAATGGGATTCGGAGAAGCAACGCAGAGCCTACTTTGCCACCGATGCCTTTACGATAAAAGGTCGCCGCCCGAAAGGTTACAAGAACACGCACATCCCCTACAAGCGGACGCACGCAACGCGCAAGGCTTGGAAAGTGATAAAGACCGAGACAGGCTATGACGTGTTCAACCCGCTGGCTCACTCGCAATATCTTTACGGACGCGCAAGCGGAGCAGGGCAGTCGAAAATCCACAAAGACCGCGCTCCGATTTTCAAGGAAGTCTACGAAAGGTATGTTGCGACACTTCCCAAGAAAGTCGTCGCCAGCCTAAAAACAATCGCAAGACGCGAAGGATTTGTTGTGAAATGACCGACCACTACGACTTAGTTGTAACAGCCTTGTTTGCCTTGTTCGAGAAAGAACTGCCATCCTACTTTCCGCATCCAGTGAAGCAGTTTGCGAAGGCTGACGACACGATATTAGATAACGGTCATGATTATTATGCGCTGGCGTTCCCCGGCGCGTTTCCAATTGAACCGGCAGGCACAGGTGTTTACGAGGTGACTTGGGAAGTCCAGTTGGAGTTGTACTGCCGCTGGACGAAGACTGAGAAGAAGGCTTGGATTGACTTCGGCGCATTTCGCTCCGATGTGTTCAATCTGGTAAACACGACCATGAAGGGGAGGACGCTCGATAGGACAAGCGGTGTCCGTGAAGCAGTCCTAAGTTCGACAGACCGCCCGTCCTACATTCCGGTCAACGCCAATGCCTTAGACGGCCCTGTAGCGTTCATCAGGCAGGTGTGCTTGGTGAATGTCTCGTACAAAGTAAATCGCTTGTAAAGGAGTTTGAACATGACCATTGAATCCACTTATCTGTACTCAGGCTTGCAAATGGCGGTTGCCTACGAACTGAACGCCAAAGGTCGCCCGAAGGGAACCAACACGACTGCTTACATCGGCACCGAAGTTTATGCCGCCAAGTTGTACAGCCTGACCCTGCCCGCCGTCCGCCGCGTTCCACACCCTGGCAATGACCGTTTACTCAAGACGCAGATTTTTCCCGGTCAAGAAGCCGCCAGTGGCGAGTTATCAGTTGGCGCTGAAGACCTCGACCTCATTGCCATCCTGTCGAACTTGACCATCAAAGAAATTGCCGGCATGAAGATGCTCCCGCACCTGACCGACATGCAGGGCAAAGAGCCGAGCGTTGGCTTGTTTCTGATGCAAGCCGCTCTTGCGCGTGAGAGTTCGGCGCAGGGCTATCACTTCCACATGCTCCCGTCCACCAAAGCCATCATTCGTTTGAACGGCGCAGGTGGTGACCCGCAGGACATCGTGTATGACCTCGCGCCGAATATGACCGAGTCTTACCCTTGGGGAGCCGCTGTTGCTCCGCTGAGCGACATTTATGACCCGCTGAGTGGAGTACCCGAAATGGGAGTCTATGAAAACGGCGTCCTGTCTGGCTTCTCTGCGTATCGTCCGCGTATCGCGTCGTTTGTCAGTGGAGCCTCGACCACCGTGTTCGAGTTCCCTGCTTCGGCTCGCGCCGCCAATGCCACCGACATCGCTGTCTTCACCGCAGACGAAACCGATGACTTCACCGAAGGAGTGACTAGCGGAATCACCAAAGCCACCACTGGCGTTACGTTCAGCGTTTCGCCCGGCTTGAACAAGGAAGTCCACATTCTGTATCAGCAAGCAGAGTAACCCATGAACGATAACCTGATTACAGATAGCCTTGACCTGTCTGGTAGGAAGATTGAAGTAAAAGAAGCGACTGGACTAGCAAGCATTCAAAGGTCGCGGATGTTCGAGGAACTCACAGCGAACCCGCACCCAGACGAATACGTGCAAGCATTCCTGCTGAACGTGTACGTCAATCTCGCGTGCTGTTCAAGTGGAGACATTCCGAAAGGCATTGACGAGTTCTTGGACATGCGCGAGAGTGATATTGAGAAATGGACAGCCGTCGCGCGAAAGTTGAATCCACATTGGTTCGCTTGGCTTGATAACGCTGAGAAAATCATCGGCGAACTTTCCCAAGAACAGGCGATGTCTCTCACACCACAGCAGAAGGAAAAAAAAAGTCGGAAACGCTCGAAATCTTCCTGACCCTTGAAAAGTCCCTACCAAGAACAGGGAGGAGCAAATCAACTGCACTCCCTGTTTATGCTGGAATGGACATAGAGACATTCAGGGAAATCTACCCTGATTGGTTGATGTGGATGGCTACCGAGAGGCGATTCCTTCCGACCCAACTCCGAGGACAACCAAAACACTTGATGGAAGGCTTGTTGTACCTTGACGGTCTGTTTGAGAAGATGCTACAACAGCACTTTGAACAACAAAAGGAATTGAATGGCTGAAGAACTTGGTGTACTTCTCAAAATTCTTCTTGATAAAAGAGCACAAGCCGACATTGATAAGCGGCTTGATTCGCTTTCCAACAAGACAGAGAAGGTAGACAAAAAGTCAGTCGAGGGGATGAAGCAGGTTGAAAAGCAGTCGAAGAAAAATGCTGATGCTTTTTCAAAGGAAACTGCTGTAATAAAGAATCTCGGGGAAGAATATAAATCCACGGCTCAAAAAGTAGTGGCATACGGAAAAAAACTGGAGTCGCTCAGGGACACCGCACAAAAGATGCAAAAGTTTGGGCGAGCATCTGCTGTTTTTGGCACCGCAGTTGTCGGTGGCATTTTCGGAGCCGCAATTCGTGAGGTGAACCGCCAAAAGGAAGCAGATGCTATGACCTCATCTGCAAAGAAGTTTGCAAGCGCTCAAGAAAGACTTGATGCATCTTTTCAGAAACTCGGTCAGGCTTCCATCAAAGCGATATTGCCTTTGATGGAAAAAGCCGCTTCGCTTGCCGAAAAAGTTGCCAAGATACTCGAAGAACACCCTGAGATATTGAATGCCGCCCTGTCAATTGGCACAGTTGCCGCTGGCGTTGGGACGGTTGCCACCGTTGGCGCAAAAGGCATGGCGGTTTACGCGAATATTGCAGGTATGCTCGCAAAGGCTGGAATCGGTGCTGGAGCAGGTGCCGCTGGCGGAGTCACCGCCGCAGGTGCTGGAAGTGCCGCACTATTAGTTGCCGCTCCAATTGCTGGTGCTATAATTGCCAAAGAGGTTGGCAATGCCTTTCAGCGCACGCTTGGCAAGGAAGAATCTTCTTGGAAAGACATCGGTGAAACAGCCAAGCAGGCTGTAACCCTGCCTACAAAACTTGCACTACTTGGTCTCATAGACCTTGGTGTTGTGTCTGAGGAAATTGGCGCAAAGATAGGAAACTTCCAAAATAAGTTATTTGGAATCGGCAAAGCAACTGACGAAGCTACGGATGGTGCTGAGGAACTTGGGATGTCCGCCGAGAAACTTGCCGAGAAGGAAAAGCGTGCCGCCGAAATCCTGTCCAGCCTTGCATCGGAAAACGCCGCGTCACTACGCAAGTACAACGACGATGTTGCCAGTGTGAATATTGACGCAAGCCGGTCATTGGCGGATGCAAGCAGGCTGGCGCAGAAGTCGCTTGCCGACATATCTAAAAGCCTTAGCGGAAGCATGAAGTCAATCCGTAGTGGGTTGTCTCGAGGTTTGGCGAACCTGTCAGCCAGTTACAAGCAGGCTGGACTGGATGCAGAGCGTGAATACCAAAAACAACGTTCCGAAATCATCGCTCAGGGAGCCGAATCTGCTTTGCAGATACAGGTTGACCGTCAGAAAGAACTGGAGCAACTTGAAAAAGACCATGATGACACGATGGCAGGTCTTATCGACCAGCGTGACGCCTTGGGGATTTACAGAGCCGAGAAAGAGTACAGAGGCCGCAAGTCAGAGATAAACGAAGCCGCAAATGAACGTAACCAACAAGCAAGCGCAGAAACGAAGAAGCAACTCGCGGAAGCACAACGGAACTACAATGAGCAACGGGCTTTACGTGCTCAGGAATATGCACAACAGAAAGCTGAACTCAAACAGAAAGCCGCAGAGGATATTGCCCGAGCGAAACTTGAAGCCGAAGAACGAAGAGTGCAAACAGCCGCCGCGCTTGCGGAACAAAAGATTGAGATTGAGCGCAATCGCCAACGGGCGCTTTCTGATTTACAAAGAAATTTCAGCATCGAGCAACGAGAGCGAAACATCGCCGCGAATGAGCAACTGCGCGCCTTGGGCGTATCTTTGAACGCGGAGACAGCCTTGAAGCGTCAGTATTATGGAATTATGCTCACCGATTTGCAGAGTGCCGTGAATACGCAGAAGTCAATTACAAGCCGCGCATCTGGTAAGAATGGAAGTCTTGCGGTGGGCGGGTACACGCGCAACGGAATGTATGAATTACACGATGAGGAATTTGTCGCAACCAGACAGACAGCGAAGGCACTTGAGACTGCTATTGGCGGCAAGTTGACTCAACGTTCTTTGCTTTCACTTGCCGGTGGAGGTAAGCAAAGTGTCACTTGGAATGATTACCGTCATTTTGATGCTGACGTTTCGCAGTCAAGCCGTGACGCGATTTTTAGGGATACGATTGCAATTTTGGATATGGCAACGAAAGGCGCATGATGAGATATAAATACGCAATGTCGCTGACTTCTACGGACGCGGATTTTACATACCTGTTTCAATCGGGCATAAAAGCCCCGCTGAGCTTATACCGTCCCGCAGAGAGGGTCTTGACGCTTGCAAATAAAGGCGTAAGGTTTGAAGGCTTGCCTATCTGTACTTGGTATTACTCGTATCTCGAACCTACATGGCGCGCTTTTTTTAGGGCATATTGTTCTGGTGTTTACGCCGAGGATGTTTATATTCTCACCCTGAATGACAACAATGTTTGGGTAAAGGCAAGGACGCTTGTTTATTGGATGCCTGAAGAACGATTCGAGAATGAACATTCAATGGGTTTTACGCTCACCTTCAAGATAAAAAGCGCGGCGGCTCTAACATGACAAATAACATTCCTGTTTCCGCATTGAGCAGCGCAGACTTGGAGCGTGTCAGGTCTGCTAATCAATTCCTAAAAGCTGAATTGTATTTGCAACGCCCGGAAGTCGTATTTACCGCGCAGATTAACGGCGGACTTGCCTCATTGGATGGTGTTGCCGTCTTACCTTATGACACTGGCGAAGGAACTGCCGCAGACACTATTGCAGGAATGACGGTCTATGTTAGCGCTGTGGCAAGCGGACAGTACGAAAAAGGCGTATGCAGACTCAGGAAGCCCGTGCCAGATGATGATAACGGTGATTTGAGTATAAACGAAGTCAGTGGTATCAACTTTGAAGATGGTGACTATCTAACCGTCGTAAAGTCAATGGCTATTTGGCAAAAGGATGTCAGAATAGTCGGCTCGGATGTCTATATGGATTATGACATCTTGTTTGGGTCGTATCTGAATACTGGCCCCGTCCCGCGCATTGGACCCGTTGCGACAGTCATTCAACAGGCGACAGGAACCATCACGTTCACCCCCCCCTCCCCTGCCTTATCCGCGACCTATGATGACGGCGCGACAATTGCAAGTTACTTGTACTCGGCTCCGGGAGCCATCTCGACAAGCAATATGACAAGCGGCACAGGAACTGCGTCATGGGACTATCCAGCGACAGCAGATAAAGAATACCTTTGGTCATGCAAAGTGACTGACAGCGAAGGTCGGTCTACGACTTCATTTCGATGGGTTATCGTAAATCCAACAAAGCCACAATTTGAATTGCTTGACCTGTCCTATCAAAACGGATGGTCATTCAAAGTAAAGACAAATAGTATGTCCAATGTCTACGACAGGGCAATGTGTGTTTTGTATTCCGACCAGTCTTACAACGGCGTTGCCT